CACCTAATAAAGTATTTAAGTTTTCACCTAAAACTAAAGATTGAAGTTGAGTTCCTTCTGTCCCTTCAGCTGAGCCTAAATATACTTTAGGAGATACTATAGCTATTTGTTTAGCAGCATCTACATTAACAGAAGTATTACTTGTTAAATGTATAGATTTTGCTGAACCTAAAATTATAGAATCTTTCTTAGCATTAAATACTAAACGACCTGAGTTTAATATTATTTGTTCTTCTGAGTATTTACCTATATTTTCAGGTCTAGTACTTTTAGCATATGATACTTCTATACTAGAGATAGGAGTTAAAGGAATTTGTTGAGTTGAAGTTAGATAAATAGATGATTTATCATTATTTATATTTTCAGTTACTGGTTCCCATGAATCAGTAGTATATGAACCTTGTCCATTTCTAAGAATAAAAATAGGTGAACCATTATCTCCTACAGAAGACCAATTATTAGGAATATTAGCATTACTAACAGTAGAACCTAATCTAATAGAGTTACCAAATCGACCTTCATAAATTATATCACCTTCATAAGGTAATAAAGGATGAATATCAATTACATTGTTTTCATTAAATGTTTGCCCTAAATTAATTTCAGAGCTTTGATCTGTTATTCGTCTTACTGATCCTGCTTCTACTTGTTGATAATCTTTTTGTTGAGAATCAGGTAAAATATTTGAAGAAGGAATAGCATTATGTACTTGGCTATTCCAAACATTTATAGGAGGTAAATAATAAGCTGATACTGATGTGGTGTCAGAAGTAACATCTGAGTCAGTTAAATAAACAATAGGTACTAACTCATTTATTAGTGGGTATTGTTTAATATTAGGAAAAGCAGGATAAGCAGGTATTAAAGGTATTTGCTCTGAAAATAATGGGTTTTTAGTTGACTCAATAAAGATAGTACCTATCCCATTCCATTCACCAAATTCAGCAAAACGAGGGTGAGTATTATCTAAGATAATATCCTTCACCCTACTAGAAATAATACTTACTGTACTATTAGTGGATGTTCTTCTGTCTAATTTAGGAGCAGAATTATTTACCGCTGCTGAAAAGCCATACCTTGATGTAGCCATTATTTATCTTCTTTAAACTTATCTATTTCAGCTAACAGTTGGGCTTTTTCTTCTTCAGAAATACCAAATCCATTTTCTACAGAACCGCCTGTATTCATAATACGTTGTATAATAGTAGCCATCTTAATTAGTTGCTCATCATTTTTAACACTTATCTCTAAGTATTCTTTAATTAAAGGAACAATTAAGGTAGCGTCACCTATTTCTTGTACTAGTGGTTTTAATTCAGCTATAAGAGCAGAGATTTGTTTATCTTTTTTCTTTTGATTGTTATATATCTCTTCTAAAATATCAGAAAATTTTTTACCACCAAATACTACATTGTCTAATCCATTCATAGTATGTTATTTAGTAATAAATATAAATATTAGAAGTTTGTGTACCCGTTTTCTAAATAGAAAAGATAATGTTCTTTAAATATATCATAAAGTCTATCTGCTATTTTAGTGATTTTAGGGGTTTTAACATCAATAATTTCCCTAATGTAAATGTATAGCGCTTTCTTATTGAAAATGTCTATATTGTCTCTTTTACGGAATAATTCTAATATAGCATCTGCTATTTTAGCATCGTTTTCTTTAGGAAATAATTCGTATATGTTTTTAGTACAATACTCTACATACTCATCCATAAACATATATAGTTTATCATTTTGAGTAGGTTCAGTAACATCAGATATACTATAACTAAATTTATCATCAGCTTCAATCTCAGTCACTGGGGCTTTATCAACTCGTTTTTTGTAGTTTTTAGTATTATTAATGATTAAATATCTTTTTACTATAGTACCAAAATATGAATATGCTTTTGCTCCTTTACTAGGATCAAATAAATGTATTTTAGTAAGTAAAAAAGTTATAATCTCATGTTGTAAATCCTCAATATTATCTACTTCAGTATAATAAAATTTAAAAGTGTGAATTATGTTTTCTGTTAATTTAAAGAAAGCATAATGTATTCTATCACTATAAATTTTACTTCTTATAGATGAATCATCAGTATTGTTATAAAGAACTATAGCATCTTCAGTATCCTGAGTGAAGTATTGAGTTCCTTTTTTAGGTGTACTCATAAATCTTTTACTTTAAATTTGTTTAATACTTCTTGGATTTGTTTAACAGACTGAAAGAAAAAACCAACTTCATCATCTGCTTGGAAATGTCCTCGAGCGTCTACTTCTTTAAGTTTTTGATCAGACATTTCAATTATCTCAGATATTTTATTTAAATAAACCATATAACTGGTCAGAATATCTTCTTGACGCTCATTCTTTTTAAGAAGGTTAAAGGTCGTGTATCCTAAGATCACGACCGCTAAACCTAATATAATTATTAAACTTATCATAGTTTGTCAAAAATATTTTTTAAACTATCACTCTTAATATTACTAAGTGCTTTAGTTTTAATTGGAGCTTTTTTCTCATTTACTTTAGTATTGATTGGAGCTTTAATATTCCCTTTTTTAAGTTTAGGGTTCCATTCACGCTCAAATTCAATTCGAGCTGCCATTAAGTCAGCTTGGTGTACAATGTAAATTAGTGAAGTACGAGGTTTTGTTTCTGGGTTAAATGACATTAAATATGATTTATTTGCTTCATCATATAAACCATCATGTAGTTTAATTGCTAACCACTCGTTACGTGACATCATAATACCATGAGTCATTAAGAGGTGAATACCTCTATCTGGTACAGACATATACTCAAGTTTATCATTGAATTTATAATCTTCACCTAATTTATCTTTTCTCCATTGGTCGTCCTGAGGAATATAAGCGTCATTATTTTCATCACCCATTTTTCCTAAGTCATGGTTTAAAGCTGAAAATACTAATTCTTCAAGAGTGTAAGTAGAAGTATCTACTCCCATTTCTTCCCATACATAATGTAATTTAAGTGCTCCTTGAACTACTCGGTTAACGTGTTCAACGTAACCACCTGGAAATGAGTTGTGGTATTCTTTTTTATGAGCTGCAGGCATCATCATAATGCGTTCAGCGTATTTCTCATAGAAAGCTAATAGTTGGTCTTTTCTATCTCCAGTAATATATACTTCAATATTACCTAAAAACTCTTCCCAGTTTTCTAAAATTTGTTCTGCTGTTAGTTTCATATTATTGATTATAAGTCATTGGTTCACTTTCAATATATAAACGAGCTTGATCTACTGCTTCTCGCATTTCATCAAGTACCTTCATATACTCTTCAATTGGTTGCCCCTGTTTGACAAAAAAATTTAATTTGTTAGTACTTGATTCAATCTTATTTAGTTGTCTAAGTACTCCGTCTCTGTTTTTCATAGTAATAATTTATTAACGTTATAACGTTTTTGTCATAACCCGTATCTATACTATACTATAAAGTTACTTTAGAGCCAAGTTACTTTTAAGAAAAGTTCACAGCAGTTTGAACTTTCTTTAAGGAAGCACATTTCTCATATTCTTCAATACTTTCAAAATACTTAAGAGCATTTCTTAAAGCAGTTCTAAAAGATTCATCTGAATAAAGTTTTAATGCTTCTAAATGTATTGAGTCTTCAAGGTCTAACTTAGTTAGATTATCATACGCTCTAGTATAAACCATATAACTACTAGCTCGTTCTATATCATCCATATCCAGGTCTTGATTAGACATTCTAAAAAACATAATTATCTGTTTAGTAAAAATCTCATAGTTAACTATAAGTTTTTTAAACATACCTATCCACATTATAGGACCATCTAGAACTACTTGTGTTGTTTCATTAACCTCATCTTCAGGTTTAAAATTCTCAAAAATTTTGTTTATATCCATATATATAAATATGTTTAAAGTGGGGAAATAACGGGGTTAAACGACTTATTGTGATTTTATATAGCAATATTGTATAGAATAAAGATAGCGGCTTAAAGCCGCTTTAACTTAGTTTTTTAGAAAACGCTGAGATTACACGTTTGGTGTTAGAACTTTAATCGGATTATTGTTTCCCTTTATATCCACAAGCTTTTGACCTGTACTCTAACAATGCCGGTTATTTAAGTGAACCACTCTTAAAGTCACTTGTTTGGACTACTCACCTCTTACTTATTCTACTCAACCCTGCCGAGCTGATTCACACTTGCGGTGTTATAGACCTTTCGGAGATATCAATTTAAACTTGCGGTCTAAACTGGCACCCGACAACCGGATACTATGTAGGCAATTTTCGTCCGTGACTGGTAAGCGCTTATGCTTAATTTTTTACTTAGAATTGTTCATTAAAAGTGAAGTCCTTAAGTTTTGACTTGTGGATTGTGAAAGTAGTGGCTTACCCTAAGCTAACTCATCTTTTGAACGAGTCAATACTCAACTACTCTCTGAAGTGTCCCCACCTCCATATTTTAAGATTCCTTCGTGAAACGAGTCTTGGTAGACTTGAATCAAGGTTAGTAACAGCACCACCTGTACTCTAACATACCTTTCGGTTTTAAGATCCCTCTTATATTGATACCCGCAATTATGAAGCTGGATGGCGACATTTCTTACTTGATATCTACGAGTTATTCTTATTGTTCTTCCGAACTCAACTAAACGACCCACATCGCTTAGTCACCCAACACATTTTCTCTACAGTGTTACCCTCGATACTAAAGGTCAAATGATATCTCGCTTGCCTACTCGAGTTCAAATTGCTTCGAACCGCAAACTACTTCAGTCAAGTAGCTCACTTTATCCTGGTTTCCCAGTTTATTTAACGACCATAGGCGGCCGATTATCATTTATCAACTTCAAACTAACCTTGGCGGCTCCGAAGAGCTTTGAGGGGCTAATTATTCATTGAATGGATAATAATATTTTCAAAGAACGTTTTGTTTTTCTTAATTTCTTATATTATTAATATAACATAAGATTTTTAAAGAGCCAAATTATTTTTTACTTTCCTTTAACCTCTTTTTTGTGCGCCTGATAGGAATCGAACCTATGACCTGCTGATTATGAGTCAGCTGCTCTAACCAATTGAGCTACAGGCGCTTATTAACATTGTTAATATAACATCTTTTTCTCAGAAGGCCAAACTTTATTTACAAAGAGCATCTGCTACATATGATGCAACCATAGCGTTCGGTTTACAACGAGGCGTATATCCCATCGCTTCAATATAACCTAATGCTGATCTAAGTACTTGATTTGATTTGTACTTTGGATCTGGGTTTAAGTCAATGTCTATGAAATTAGGTTTTCGAATACCATTACTAGTTAAGTACTCAGCTAATACAATTGAATATTCAACTTCATTCCATAAACGTGTGAACCTATCAGAAATACGAGACACAATGTCTTTAGCATAAAGAACGTGTCCTCCTTTTCCTGGGTTATGTAATACAATTACTACAGCGTAAGTTGTCTTATCTTTTCTGTTTTGAGAATCACTACCTATAAGGATAGATGTATTCTCATTTTTAGATAAGAAATCTTTAATGTATGGAACTAAATCAATGTCTTTTCTTGTTGAAAGACTTTTAAACTGTAAGTTCATAGAACCCTCCTTTTTAATTTGAGGCTAGAGTAGGATTCGAACCCACGTAACAGAGGTTGCAACTCTGTACTTAAAACCACTCAGACATCTAGCCAATTATTAGTACCCCGTAAGAGATTCGAACTCCTATTTCTTGATCCGTAGTCAAGTGTTCTATCCAGTTGAACTAACAGGGCGTTTATTATAAATAGTACCCCTAACAGGACTCGAACCTGTATTAAACGCTTAGAAGGCGCTTGTCCTATCCGTTGAACGATAGAGGCATAAAATGCGGAGAGCATTGGAGTCGAACCAAATCCGGTTTTACCCGAACATCTCGCTTAGCAGGCGGACCCTATCACCGTCAAGGATTACTCTCCAAATAAGTGTGTCGTACCAGATTCGAACTGGTGATGGCCTGTTTCACAGACAGGCGACTTAGACCGCTTGTCAAACGACACCATGTAATAGTACCGGGAGCGGGAGTCGAACCCGCACGGGTCTTACGACCCACTAGATTTTAAGTCTAGCATGACTACCAATTCCATCATCCCGGCAAATAGTACCCTAGGAGGGAGTCGAACCCTCACGCCCGTAGGCACTGGTTTCTAAGACCAGCGTGACTACCATTTCCACCACCAGGGCAAATAAGTCGAAACCGGGGGGTTCGAACCCCAACCTTCATAGTGACAGTGTGATATGCACGCCATTACACCACGGCTTCGATTTTAAAAAACAATAAGCA